GCATTCCATCCCGATATTATTCACAAGGCCTCGGAGACGGGCCGTGTACCGTTCAACGCAGACGACTCCTTGCGTCTGCGGATCGGGGATTTAACTTTCGCCAGTTTTTCTTTTTGGATTCCTTCGCCTACGTGCTTGTCTACTTGGGCTGGGTGGTTTCTTCGCCTGGACCACACGGCCGTCCACAACAACATCTGCTGATTGGGGGGTAGGATCGGGGTCGACAGCGAATAATGGAGGTTCAAGCATTTCCTCGACCGTCGCGGCTGTATCCATCCACTTAATGAATGAAACGCGATCGAACTCCGGGAATAGAGCGTTGAACTCCACGTCCATCCATCCATCAACATTTGTATTCGGGTACTGCACGGAATCTTCGAATTGGGCCCACCAATTACCGATTCCAAGTAATTTGCGTGGTCTAAATTTCGAGATTGACAGCACCTTAGTGCAAAATGCGCCAATAACTGGCGTGGAGGCGTCCGTGGCTGCATAAGACATGCATTTCTCAACCAATTTATGCTCAGGCGGCACCCCAGAAGGTAGGCGTACCGTTGTATGGAATTTAGAGAGCTGCCTCTTGACATCACACATACTATTAGGATTTCCAAACCAAACGTCTGGTGAATAGTAGCGTGCCAAGAAATTGACTCCTCTCTCCCCTCTGCATACGACTTGGGCCTCGAGGATGAGTCCAACCTTATGGCAGGCCCACTGATGGTCGGCGGGTGACAGGTCACCATCGAGGCCATCGTCACCGAGATGTATTCCAAGGGCATTGAAGGCTTCGGCGGGCGTATAACGTCCACCATTGGTTTTATATGCGTGTCTATAACCAAGATAGGCGGTGAAGGCCGCACGTAGGGTTTGGAATAGGCTGGTTGCTGAACAGCCTGATCCATGGGAGGGTCCTTGATCAAACGTGGTTCCATGGGGCAAATACCCCTTGTTATCCGCGTTTGTCTTCAACAGTTCGTTCAAATGAGCCCGGTGCGCAGGAAAGGCCTTCATCACCGCACACCTGTCAACCTGACGCAAAACATAAGAGATAGTGCCGTCCATACGATGGTAATCCGAGACATTAACGAACTGGGCGTTTGCACATATCTCCACCACGCGGTTGGCTATTTCCCTAGGGGTTTTGCCGGGACCATACCAGGCCAATCTCTTGCAATGTTCGGACAATGCGAGGGCAAAGGTGGCCATGTCGAATTTATCCGCATCATTATATGTGGATATATTCCGTGGATCTTTAACGTCCATATATGCTTCAGCTTTAAGGAAGCATTTCAATACGCGTTTTCTCCACGGTCCATTCAAGACGGCTCTTGCCAAAGATTGGCGTTGGGATGGGCTCTTCTGTTTGTCGTAGACTACTTGGTAGTCCACTGGCTCAAGGACTTCACCACCGATGACGAAATCAACGAACTCCGTCATGCATTGGTCTCTGAATGAAGATGCGGGAGGTTCCTGCTTCTTCAAAGAGTTGATCCTGCCCTCTACGCACCGCCTCTCCCCGGCGGCGTTCGGAACAGGAGCGAAGGCTCCGTTATACAAAGGTTGCATAAAGGCCTGAAGCTTAGGCTTGGCTTCTTGGTCAAACGATCTGGGTTCATACTGATATGCTCTGACACCTATCTCAAGCGTATAAACGCGACATTGTGAACGGGGTACACTCTTACGGTGATACTCCGTCAATAACGCCGCGGCAACGCGCTCATTGGGTCCCAACCATGAACAGACGGTAGGTATCTGTATGGCAGACGACCCCAAAGCGGCCACGGTAGCTAGGGCAGTATCTACATCACTAGTTACCGTGGCACAGATAGTTGTGCCAGGCTTACCAACCGTCACCCGATACCCTGAGGGTCCATGTACGTGAAACTTAACGTACTTGGTTCCATCTGGGGCCGTGACGATAGGGTTTAGTCGGCTCAAGACTTTGCCTTCAACCAGATATGAAGCCAGATATGACATGAGGCCAGTAAATATCTTTATTGGAGACAACAATATGAGTTGGCGGTTCTTAGCCACTTGCTTGCGTTCTATGGCGTAGGTAACAACCTTGCGCCAAAAGAGCGAGCCTGTCGAGACGATAAGGGAATCTCCTGAATAGTCCCACAGATAGTGGTTATATGAGCCGCCACCAGCGACCGAAGTGAATAAACTGCCATCTTCATTAAAAAAGATGGTGGTATCATCCACATGAGAAGCCGCTTCTTCAGGTACGACGCTATACAACAGGGTGGGTTTACCACGTGAAGCCAGTATTGTCGGCATATCCAGGTAGTAGTCCACATCGCAGATGTACTCAATGTCATCCGGCAATGGGCAATCATTCCTATTGCAGACGTTCGTATCCTTCGCCCAATACCATTGCCGGGTGCCTCTGTAGTTCTTTCTCTGGTCAGACCGGGACATTCCCAGAATGAACATCGAGCAACCACAATAAGCGGCCATTTTGGCAGCAAACTGAGTTGCGGAACTACGATGCGACGCGGCATGGCGGTGGGTGTGCCCCTGGTATGGCGTAACCAGGGGAACATTAATAGTGGCGAAAGCGTCTCGAGCCAGGTCCGGCGAAATATCCGGTTCACTGGCGAGTTCTTCAACCACGGCGGAGGCGATTGCTCGCACATCCACCGTCTTCAACACTCTAACTATGCCTGCGGCGATACTTACGCCAGCCAGGCAGGGGTACACGAATGACCGTTGGAGCATTGGATGGGAAGTGATT